TGTCCTTTACAAATGACAGCGATGCCCCAATAAGTTTGCCTGTCGGAACTCAAGTAATGGCTCCGTTAAACTACGGACCTTTTTCTCAAGCATACTTTGAAACTACCCAGCCTTTTACAGCAATTGCACCAAATGCTACAGTAAACGTTGTTTGTGTTGAGGGAAAAACAGTAAACACTGATAAAGAAGACTATATTGATCCCGTATTTCATAAACCACTGCCTTCTAGTATTGGTACGTCAACTGGAAGCGCTAACCAGTCTTTTCAAATTCTTGAAAGCGGAATTATTGACGCGTCTCTAGTTGTTTACGTAGGACAGGGAGTCGCATTTGCGCCTTGGCAGTATGTAGATAACCTTGTAGAGTATGGTCCAAATGACTTGGTATTTACAGCAAACCAAAATACAGATGGAACTCTAAACGTACTTTTTGGTGACGGAATTAATGGGTCTATCCCACCTGCTTCACAGGCTATTAGCGCAACCTACAAGATCAGCGTAGGTCGTTATGGAAACGTAATTTCAGGAGCAGTAAGTGAAGTTTCATTTATTCCTGGAAATATTGATCCAGAAGCAGTTTCATTCTTTACTGTAAACAATGCTACAGCCGCAACCGGAGGTGCGGACGCAGATAGCCAAACACAAATTAGATCTAAAATTAAAAACGCTATTATTTCACGAAACCGTGCGGTAACCCTAAATGATTACAAGTACCTTTCATCACTAGTTCCTTTAGTAGGAAAGACAAACGCCGCTTCCTCAGTGTACTCTTTAGTTAACGTATACCTTCAAGTACAAAATGATGGTAGCGCTACCCCGGGCATAATTTCAGGAGCTGTAACTCCTTCTTGGACCAGCCTTAAAAGAGACGTAGAGCTCTATATGGATGACAAAATCCCTGTAGGCGTAACCCTAAACGTATTGCCCCCACAATACATGCCGTTGCGATTAGAAGTCACTGTCTTAATAAAGGACACGTATAAGCAAAGTACTGCGCGTTTAGATGTGTACAAGGCGCTTCTTTCTGGTGATACCGGACTTTTCTCCTATGAAAAAAATACGTTCGCTAGAAATATATCCCTTTCTTCAATTATCTCAGCATTGTCTCCGTTAACTGGCATAACCTCAGTATCGGTAACAAAGCTAAACGTTGACGGCGGATCTTCCGCCCAAGACATAATCCTAGACCCAAACCAAATTCCGTACCTGATTCCAGCTAACCTGTTAATCACGGTATCTGGCGGAATTAACATCTAAAGAGATAGGTAAAAAATGACCGCTTCCTTCCCGTCCTCAGTACGCCAATTACAGAATAAAATTGATATCCAAGATACAGTTTTAGCTGACCACGTAAACGTCATTCAAGATGAGGTTCGCGCTATAGAAACGTCTCTTGGTGCTGCCGTAAATGATACAAGCATCTTAGTTTCTAACTATTCTGGAACGTTTGTTCAAGACATTAACTGGAACTCTTTAGGCGCTAGACTAAAAAATATTGAGGCTGGACTAGTAAACGGAACAGGAAGCTCCGCAAACTATGTAGCTAAAACAGGAGACAATATTTCTCCTACTGCTGGACGAACTGGTCTAACTATAACTGCTCGTACTGGAAACTTATTTAACCTATTTGAAACTCGAGACTCATCAACCGCTCTAGGATTTAACGTAGATAACACCGGCAAACCTAAAGTAGGAACCTTTAACGTCCTGTATAATACAAGTACAGACTATGTTGCCTTAACTAACTCTATTTCTGCAGCCGCTGCTCAAGCCGCTACAGCAACAGCTATAGCTAATGCGGCATCAATTAGCCCATTCTTATTTGCAGGGATGTAAACTTAAAACATGGCAAAATATAGTATTGCGACGTATGGTATATCCAAGTACGGTGAGCGTGAAGTAAGTAGGACTTACTATGCCTCAGGGATTAGATCATGGTCGTATAACTTTAACTCTATATCCTTGGCTTGGGGATCTATCACCCCTGCGCCCGAGGATGAAGAGCCTACCCATTGGAGAGTTGTTCGAGGATTCTCAGGTGTTCCTGACACCCCATTTGAGGGAATCTATTTAGATGGAGATGTAATTTCTGCGTTTAGAACTACGTATATTGACAATGACGTATCAACCGACAACCGCGAAGTTAACTACTCAATTTGGGTTTTTGGTGGCACTCAAGGGGTAAAGCGTTGGATTTTTTGCGGAGATACCAACATAATTGTAACGCAAGAAACAGACACGTTATCTAAATTAATTAACTGGCTACCACGTATCTGGTTTAATACAAATAATGGTATTGGAGATGCCGTTGGCGAAGCTGAAACTAACGACCTTTCTAGAACACTCTCAGCCTATACTTTTATGTATGACAAGCTAAATGCTGAAGCTGAGTTAATATCTAAATCATCGTCAAACGCAATACCCAGCGCTCTTTTAGAATCACAAATTTTAGATCTAGGCTTTAATTATGAACCTGCTTTGGGCGACAGCTATCATCGATCCCTGTACAGAGCAGGAAACGTAATTAACTCTGTTAAAGGAACAAAAGGCGCAGTATCTGGTTATGTTACTGGACTTACACACCTAAGCTCTGAAATTAAACTGGGTCACAATCTTATGCTGGACTACAATGACTCTTCTTTTGAAGAATCTACTGGTCGCTGGCACATTACCCGTGGAACTAAAACTTCGGTAAAATTTGAAAACTCGGCAGCAGTTTTAAGTACAGCTATTACTCCACCTAAAGCTTGGGTAAATGACTCTTTGTATCCACCAAAAGAAGTTGGCTTCGGAGTATTTACAGTTGCGGAAAGCACCTCTACAGTATCACCGGCAACATTGCAACTACCAATAGCTAATGCTAAAATGCCTCTTTTAGGAATTCCTGTTGAAGGAAATACAGAGTATTTATTTACTGGTTGGTTTAGGGAAATTAGCGGCAACTCTTACACTCTATCAGTAAAGATTAACTGGTGGAATTACCTTGGAGAGACCCTTAGCTCTACCGCGTTAACCGCACCCATTACCTCTTCAAGCTCTTGGAAAGAGTTTACCTCCGGATCTTCTGCAGGAAGATTAGGTCGGGTATCCCCACTAGACGCAGCTTACGCATCAATTGAACTATTAATAACACCTAGCACTCTTTCTGAAACAAAGGTTCTGTTAGATAAAACTCAATTTTCAGAGTCTAAATATAGCCTTGCTTTTGAGGATGCAAAGCAAGTAAATGTGTACCTTCAAGGATCTAAAGAAAACCTAGTTCCAAACCCCTCTTTTGAAGACGGTACGGGTGGCTGGTTGTCCTCTAGTAACTCAAACTTTGTATCTAAGTCTTTTGTGTCTTCAAACTCTATATTTTTTGGTTCTTCTGTTGGTGCATTGACTGCGTTAAATTCAAGTCAAATGTATGTAGCTAGCGACTGGATATCTGTAGATCCAGGTCAAAACTACACCTTTAGCGCCTATGTAAGTACCGACTCAACAATTATAAATAAAGCAATAATTAAAATAGAGTTTTCAAACAGAGAGTCTATTGAACAACAGACTTTAATTTTAAGCGATGTTGATGGAGAATACTACGACTCAACTATATACTCAGTGCAATCTAACGAAGTAACCCTAACTAATACATTGGTGAGCTCACAAAGAGTTCCGGTTAGAACGCGAATTTCTATATCTGCAATTGCTCCCGCATACACTCGAGATTCTGGAAACCCTGTAGTAAAAGTTTTTATTATATTTCCAAACTGCGCTGTAGGTGAATCTGCTTACATTGATTCTTGCTTATTACAGCCTACGGCTCTTTCCTTACCATTTTTTGATGGATCTAGTGCTCCGGTGTCTAGCACCCCAGTTACTGAACCGTATTTTTTCCCTGGAGACTGCTTGTGGGAGTATAAAAATGTATATAACTTCATTCAAGAACCTTCTTTTGAAACAATCTCAACTTGGACTGCCAATGTAGGAACTTTAACTATGGATACTGCTTCAGGGTCTACTATAGTTCCAGTAAAAAATTCTAATGGAACTTTAGGAACACCTACAAGCGGAACATACACTGCAAAGTATGGGTCTAAAATGGGCAAGCTAACTTATGTTGCAACAACTGGCGGAAATATATCTACAACAGTTGTTCTTCCATCCCCAGCAAAAGGCGGCGAGGACTTTGTAGTATCTGCTTATGTTCGTGCAGCTGAGGGAAGCTATACAATTACTTTAGGAAGTAATTCTTTTCAATCAACAACCTTTGTTTCTGAAAAAGATAAATATCAATGGACAAGAATATCTGCAGTAAAGCAGCTAGCTGTTGGAGAAACAAGTTTTGTTTTAAATATTAAAATTGATCCACCAGCTACTTATGTAGGAACCCCAACAACGTTCTTCCATATTGACGGTGTTCAGGCAGAGTACGGAAAAATCCCTAGCGTCTTTCTTAACCCATCTTCTGTTACTAGCTCAATTGTTCCTATATCAGGAAGCTCTAATACCTACTTAGTAGATAGAGTTTTAAACACTAACGCTAGCCGTAGTTCCTACTTTCCTAACTATGCGGTTAAGTTTTCTAGATTACGCAACTCACTTGCTTTAGTAATGCCTCATGGTAGTAGTTGGGCCGTGAAGCCGGGCTTAGAGTCCGGGGGATATCCAGAGCTAATAGAGTCTTTAATACCTTCTGCTTCTTTTGAGAATGACTTAGATAAGTGGGTACCAGAAAACTCAACACTGGTTAGAAAAACTTCTAGGGGGTCCTTGTTTGGTGACCAAATCACTCACGGAACTTCTTGGTGTAGAGTAACAACCGCTGGAACCTCTAACGCTACTAAGGTATTTGGCATAACTTCAGGAACTGTGCCGGTTGTTTCAGGTCAAGGTTATTATGCCTCTATTGCTATTAAGCCAGAAAATGCCCTGTCTGCAGGTACGTATAAGCTTAAGGTAACGTTCTATACACCTACAGGATCTGTACTGCCGGTACTAATTCAAGATCCGGCGTTTCCAAATGACCCAACAAAGGTACTTGATGTTACAGCTCAATACACAGAGAAGTCAGTTACAGTAACCCGAACTGATCGTTGGGCGTACATCTCAAACACATTCCCTGCTTTAGCTACCCTAAACGCTGCTTCCGCAAAATTGACAATCACGTTTACACCGAGTACCTTTAACGCAACCCAATCTTTTAACATCGACAGGGTTGTATTTAGAGAGTAGGATCATTAAATGACAACAGTTTTTATTGTTTCGCTTGCTGTTGCGTGTGTTCTGTCTGCCGTAGAAAGTTTGATATTTTCTATAGGTAAATGGCGAGGTTTATTAGCTTTAGCCCTTTCTGTCCCTTTTTGTATACTTTTAGGGTGTAGCCTGCAATTTCTACTGGTCTACTCTTTAGCGGCTACTTTTTTGGGTTTGACAATGTCCATAGTCGTAGAGCAAACTTTCACCGGAATATCGCTTCGAGAATTTAGGGGACTACCCCAAAAGGTTGAAAAGATCTAAAATTAAAAGAGGAGGGCAGATGAACGCACCAAATACAAACCCACACCTGTCGGGATTAGCCAGGGCTACGTGGATGTTATTTGCCACTGTAGGAAGAGTTATGTCTTCTAGTGAAATTCAAGAAGGCAATTATATGAATGAGGGCCGAGACGCAATTAGGTCGGCAATGACTGAGCTAAAACGTTCAGGGTATATAAAGGCCGTAAAAGAACAAACGTCTAATGGGCGATGGGTTACTTCACTTAAGTTTACTGAACTAGGAAAGAAGTACGTAGACCTTTTTAACTGGAATTACCAACCAGTACCGACGCCTAATTTACCGACGCCTGGAATTCCGTACGTCGGTGAACCAGTCACTACTAGTAGTAAGTCATTAGAGAGCTATAAAGAATTAGAATTACTACGTAATTCTAATCAATCGGGTGCCCCGATAACCAAGGAGGTTGAAATGGGTTGGCCAATTCTGGAAGAAGGCGAAGAGCCTAAGAAGAAACAGCGCGGTTTTGTAGAAGACTCAGATTCTGGGGCTATCGGAAAAATCCAAGATAAGCAGGCAAAGATTAACTTGAAGTACAAAGCAACAACCTTTGAAGCCGTTCCGGCATCTATGCGCAGATACGAGCGTCTAGAAGACAACTGGACTACGGATGATTTGATTGCTGAGTTCTATGACAAGATCCGCGAACACTGTCCCGGCATTCCAGGACAAGTCAACGGCAAGTCTTTAATTAGCTGGATGAATAAGCTTGTTGGTCAAGGCGTACACAGATCTTCAATCTTAAAGGGGATCAGAATGTTTTTTGCTGACCCTAGAAACTTACACAACTCCGGAGTAGGAACTCCAATGTGGCGTCGCTTTATTGCTTACTACCCAACAATTCACGGGTTGACAACAAAGTCTGAGGTCGAGTATGTTGACGACAACTTCTTGGCACACCAAGAAAAAATGTTAAAACTACTTGGAGGTAACTAATGTACGACCTTAGCCAAGAACGCCCAAGCACTAGAAGTCGCCTTAGCCGTTCAGGTGTTCCAGTAAAAACCCTAGGTATGGAATTCTCAGACTTAGACGACTCTGACACCAAAACCCAGGTCATGGCTTGGACGGAGTCAGTTCTATCTGGAAAGGTCATTAGAACCCCTGGATCCCCTATCTGCGGCCTTGGCATCCTTTTAGTAGGTAAACCGGGTCACGGAAAGACCACGATAGCTTCTGTGGCCCTTCAAAGCCTTATTAGGGCCATTCCCGATCGTTTATACGGCCCAACGGAAGCCCTACCTCCTCGCCTGGGGGCTTTTATGGACTATCCAAAGCTTTTGCGTACTCAGAAGGCTCAGTGGGATGAAGAGAACGAATCAGACCAAAGAGAGATAGATGCAATCTTTGGGGATCTAAGCCCTGTAGAGAACCTACAGCTGTTTGTGTTGGACGACCTAGGCAAGGAGTACCGGACTGCTACCGGATGGGCTGAGAATACCTTTGACGCCCTTCTGCGCTCTAGATTTAATTCGGGCTTGCCAACGATAATTACAACAAACGTTCCGACAAAAGATTGGGAAACTGTGTATGGTGAGCCTATGTCCAGTTTTATACACGAAGCGTTTATACCCTTAGTTGTAAATGCTCCAAAAGGAGATCGGAGAAGAAATGAAAAAGAATAACTTTAAGAAGTCACAGCTTCCAGGTTGGAAGACCATACAGTTTTTTATTTCAACTACAGGGGTCTGCGAAGTACAGATTTATACTGACTCCAGCCTTCGCTGTTCTTGTGACGGGTTTACCGGAAGAAATGTATGCCGCCACGTAAATTGGTGTAAATCTCGGCTTAGCGAAGGTATGTACCCAATAGAGATTACGTCTAAGGTAATTCCTAGAGAAGAGATTGACGCAGCCGAAACCTCAGTAGAGGCTTTTAGAGAATTAATTTTGAAATACGGAAAACCTTTGGTACTGTAATGTTATGCAAAAAGGAGACATCTCTAACGAAGTACCTCTTCGTGTAGTTGTAACACTTGATTGCATATTAAATAAGCGGCCCGCAGTAAAGAAAACTTTAGCCGGCTTAATAACTCTACATACAGAAGAAGTTACCTACAATAGAGTAGCTCTATCTTTATTCTGGAGATTTGCACAGAAAAATGATTTTAGTATGGAACTTGTTGGCTTTGGCTATACAAGAAAAGAAATGAAAGAAATTATGGAGGATCTAGACAATCTAGGTACTAACCCCTTTAACTACACAAATAGTTATCCGGTAGTAGCGGATCTAGTTGGCGAACTCCCATATAGACCTGAACTTAAATATGTGGTAGACATACCCAGTAGAAGTCTTAGATACGGCGCAAAATATTTAGATATGGGGAGAATGTAATGGCCGCAGATAATGAAGTCAGATTAATATCGCGTGCTATTCGCACTAGAGACATCTCTTCCCTCTTAGAGCGCGGTGTTGAGAGTAGCTGGTTCTTTAATGAAGACAGCAGACTTATATGGGATTTTTTAAGAAACCACTGGACTAAGTATCAAGAAGTACCTACAGCAACTACAGTATTAGATAACTTCCCCACTTATAAACTATTAGCTGTAGACGACTCCTTAGATTATTTATTAGATCAACTAATAGAATTTAGAAAACGCCAAAAATCTATTGAAGTTGTTCAGCAGGCTGCAGATGCAATTGCTGTCGGAGATCACAACTCTGCCATTAAAATTATGGGTCAGGGTTTTGCAACTCTTATAGACGAGGGTTCAGGATCCGCAACAGAAATTGACCTAACCAAAGATGCGATGAATCGCTATCAAGAGTACTTAGATATTAAAACTCGTCCTAATGGTTTGCTCGGTATTGCTACTGGATTTCAGGTAATGGATATGGCAACAGCAGGATTACAGCCCGGACAACTTGTAACTATTATTGCCCCACCTAAAACAGGTAAGTCTGTTCTTGCAATGCAGATGGCGGTTAACGTCCACAACGACGGGTTTGTACCTATGTTTCAGTCTTTTGAGATGAGTAACTTAGAGCAACAGCATCGCCATGACGCTATGCGAGCGCACATTTCACACGGACGTATGGTTAGGGGAGCGCTTAATCCTTCTGAAGAAACTCGTTATCAAAAGATGCTTACTGATATGGAAGGTATGCATAAGTTCTATTTAACAGAGTCTATCTCCGGAGCAACTGTTTCTCAGTTAGCTATAAAGCTCGAAAAGCTTCGCCCACAAATTCTTTTTGTAGACGGTGTGTATTTGATGTTTGACGAAATTAGCCAAGAGCGCGGAACCCCGTTAGCTCTTAAAAACATTACTCAATCTATGAAACGCCTTGCTCAAAAGTATGAGATCCCTATTGTACAGAGCACGCAGGTATTAAGTTACAAAATGAAAAAGGGTCAAGTAACTGCAGACTCTATTGGGTATTCGTCTTCGTTCCACCAGGACTCAGACGTGATCTTTGCTTTACAGCGACAAGATGAGGAAGACGATACTTCTCGTTTACTTCGCATTGTTGCTAGCCGTAACTGTGGTCCAGCGGAAGTTGAACTACTTTGGGATTGGGAAGAGGGGAAGTTTCAAGAATATGGAGCTTAATATCGAGTACTCTGATTATCCATTTAATGGCACTCAGCTATGTAATGATTTAAATTCTAACCTTTTCTTTCCAGAAGAATACACAGACCCCGAAATTCTTAAAGAAGCTAAGAGTATTTGCTCGGCTTGTCCGCTCATTAATGAATGCTTGGAGTACGCAATAAAGACTCCTTGGTTAGACGGAATCTGGGGTGGGACTACTCCTCGCCAAAGAATAAGAATGCGTGGAGCTAGACATAGGGTTAGTAGATGAGTAAGTCTTTTAGGCAATTAAAGCCGGATTACACCGGCAGCATGGAGTATGAAAATGTCGTATGCCACGACTGTCCGCATTGTGAGTCCAACCTCTGGCGTATACACGCAAGTTTTGAAGATTATGAAATATCGCAGTATCTTTTAGACATGGAATGTGCAATTTGCGGGACGTACGCAAAAGCACCTACACCATTAGATAGGGGAAATATATGAGTCCTGAAGTAATTAAATTAGAGCACTCTGAAATGGTTTTTAAGCGAGCTCACTCTAAAGGTGCTTGCCGAGGACCATACTGCACTATTCACAATCGTTCTGATCACCATATGCGTTCTTTTCCTCAAATATGGAATCCTATGATATTTTGCATGCAGCGCGTATGCACTCACGGCGTAGGACACCCAGATCCAGATGAAATTAACAACGACATAGTTGTAAAGATAGATCATGAGACGAATTGCTGTGGCTGCTGTGTACCGCGGGGGTGAGGTTCAGAAAGCTCTTTTAAAGCTGGGCATAGACTGCTCAGAGGTACGTAACGAGCTCCAGAGTCATTGCCCCCTGCATAAAGAGCGTACTGGAAGAGAAGACATAAACCCTTCTTGGTCTATGAATCAAGAAACTGGAGTACATCATTGTTTTTCTTGCGGGTATCGGGGAACTCTTCTAAGTCTAGTTGCAGAGTTAAAACAATTTAAGACTTCTTTTGGTTTGTTAGATTTTGAGGCAGCAAAGGGTTGGCTTACTACTCAAGTAGATGTTGATTTAACTCAGTTAGTTCGTCAAATGGAAGACGCTAAAAATAACTATGTGCGTCTACGCCCGCCGGTTGCTATGGGCGAGGCAAGATTAGCTGTATTTATTGATCCTATAGACTCAGCATTATCTGCTAGGGGCTTAACACTGGAGTCTTGCAAAACTTACTCAGTTAAATGGGATAACAACAAATCTATCTGGATTATTCCCATAAGAAACGCAGATACTGGTGGTTTGATGGGGTGGCAGGAAAAGGGCCAGGGACACAAGCATTTCTTTAATCGACCTCCCGGAATACAAAAGTCTAAAACTTTATTTGGCATAAGGGAATGGGCAGGCCCAACTATGGTTGTTGTTGAGTCCCCACTAGACGCAGTAAAGGTTGGGGTCTGTCGAAATTCAACAGAGGGCGTAGCTTTATGTGGGGTTACTGTAAGCGCAGCTCAGATAGATCTTATGAAGCGTGCAGACAAGCTCATACTTGCTTTTGATAACCCAAACGTTGACGCTGCGGGAAAAGCGGCGTTAGAGTCTTTTATATCTGTTGCTCGGGAAAACGGCCTAGAGTTTTGGGCATTTAATTACGGCAGCTCAACAGCTAAGGATATTGGAGAAATGACTCCAGATGAGGTAGTATTTGGAATAGAACACGCAACGCACTGCGTTATGTTGAAGGGATCACTAAATGTCAAAAGTAGGGGCTAAAGGATATTGCAGCGAATGCGGAAATTGGGCAACAGATTGTAAAACTATAGTAATAGCAAGTATTCCTGAAAAAGTTTGTGCTGGATGTAGGAGATCAAAATGATAATTGGACTTACCGGATATGCGCAGTCAGGAAAAGACACGGTAGCCAGTATCCTTGTAGAGAATTACGGTTACCAACGAGTCGCTTTTGCTGACCCCATACGTGACCTGTTATACGCCACTAACCCAATGCTTAAAGAGGGGTATCGAGTTAAGGGGTTGGTTGACGTGTACGGGTGGGACAGAGTTAAGGTTGACTATCCCGAAGCCAGACGCCTTCTTCAAGACCTAGGTGTTGGTGCCCGTAAAACTTTTGGGGATATGTTTTGGGTACGGCAGGCGTTAAACGGACTTCAATTGTTTGGGGAAGTTAACTACGTTATTACTGATGTTCGGTACCCCAATGAAGCTAAAGCTATTCGCGATTACGATAACGCTCAAATTTGGCGCGTAAAGCGTTTAGGGGTTGACCCGGTAAACTCACACGATTCTGAGTCCGCAATGGACGGAGAAAAAGTTGATCAAATATTTGTTAATAACGGTACAATAGATGACTTAAAAGCTTTAATTAACACGAGAATGAAGGCACACGTATGATTATGGAATATGGATCTTGGGTCCTTGCAGTTATTGGTGTTGGTGGAATTTATTTTGTAGGCCGTAAAACTATATGGGGTTGGTTAGTCCTTCTTTTTAACGAAGTTTTATGGATTGTTTACGCATTAACTACCGACCAGTACGGGTTTATATTTTCAGCGTTAGCGTATGCTCTTGTCTATATAAGATCTTACATACATTGGTCTAAAGACAGAGTAAACGAGATCCCATTGTGACCTTTACTGGAACCCTTTTACCGTATCAAGTAGAGGCCGTAGAAGCAATGGTCGAGCGTAAACAAATGCTCGTTGCATATGATTTGGGGCTTGGGAAGACAGTACTAACCATCGCGGCTATCGAATCGCTTAAGGATAGCGGTTCAATCCGGGAGCCCGGTGTTATAGTCTGTCTTTCCAGCCTTAAATATCAGTGGGCTGATCAAATTAGAAAGTTTACAGATGGATCTGCAACACCTTTGGTCATTGACGGAACGCCGAAACAGCGAGCTGAGCAATACCAGCAAGCCCTTGACTGGGGGCATTCACTCGTGGATTACGTCATTATTAACTACGAGCAAGTTGTTAACGACTGGGAGTCTGTACGACAGCTCGCTACGGGATTCATTGTCTGCGACGAAGCAACCGCAGTCAAAAGCTTCAGATCTAAACGATCTAAGTACGTAAAGAAACTTCAAAGCCCAGTTAAATTTGCTCTTACTGGTACACCGGTAGAAAACGGAAAACCAGAAGAGCTTTACTCAATTATGCAGTTTGTTGACCCTAAAGTTCTGGGCAGATTTGATCTTTTTGATTCAACCTTTATTATTAGGAATAAATTTGGCGGGGTAGAACGTTACAGAAATCTACCACTATTAAATAAGACTTTGTTAAACGCCTGCGTAAGAAAGAAACAGTCTGATCCAGATGTGGCCCCTTTCTTGCCAGAAACAATACACTCCGAGCCTATATATGTTCCCTTTGATAGGGCCGGAAGAAAACTGTACACACACATAGTTCGAGATCTTCTTCTTAATTTAGAGGAAGCTCTAGACACTTTTGGAACCTCATTTAATATCTTTTCTCACTATGGGCAACAAAGCGATCAAGGTGGGCAGATGGATGAGCTTAGGGGCCTAATTATGTCAAAAATGACGTGCCTACGCCTTCTCTGTGATGACCCCCAGCTGTTAGCATTAAGTGCTAATAAGTTTGAAGACGGAGCCGTAGTAGTTGATGGAAACACTATAAATATTCCTGGATTTCACGGAGGCTCCGGATATGCATCTGAATTAAAAACTTTAGGGTTGTTAGACGGATTAAAATCAAGCCCAAAATTAGTTGTATTAAAACAATATGTAGACGATTTTCTGTCTCAATATGATGGAAACAAAGTAGTAATCTTTTCAAGTTTTGTGGGAATGACTAAACTTATACAGGAATACTTGCCCTATGATTCTGTGACCTATACGGGCCAATTAAACGCTAAACAGAAAGAAGAGGCAAAAGAAAGGTTTCAAACAGATCCTAATTGTCGTCTATTTATATCTTCTGATGCTGGAGGCTATGGCGTAGACCTACCTCAAGCTAACCTGTTAATTAATTACGATTTGCCGTGGAATGCCGGGTTAGCGGTACAAAGAAATGGTAGAATTAAGAGAGCATCTAGCACCTGGGAAAAAATTGTAATCCAAGACATTTTAATGGAAAACTCTTTAGAACAGCGTCAAAGAGAGATGCTTATACAGAAAACAGCCGTATCTGACGCAGTGTTAGATGGGCAAGGCATAAATGATCGGGGCGGAGTTAACCTCTCAGTAGGCACACTTCGAGCTTTTTTGCAAGTTAACAGCTAAGGAGTCATACGTGCCTAATCTACCTAAAACCCCTACCCGCACAATACGGGTAGCCCCTGAGCTTTGGTCTGCCGTTAAAGAAAAGGCCGCTATAGAGGGCCGTACAGTTACAGACGTGATTGTTTCCGCCTTGAAGGACTACGTCCGCCAATAAATCCCCAGTTTTGAGATGTCGTACCCGTGTGTTAGGGTGTACCCACATACTCTAAAGGAGGGTACAAATGGCAACAATAGAGCCACCATCAAGAGCAGTACGTGTAGAAACTAATTCATTAATGGCGCAAGTACGCGAGTTTATTGGGTTTAAAAAGCGTATTGATGATTTAACAAAACAACAATCCGTAATTAAAACTCAATTAATGGATATTGTTGAACAAGAAGGCCTTGAAGATGACAAGGGCCATTTCTGGTTAGAACTTCCAGAAGAGGTTGAAGGATATGTTTCACTACAACGCCAACGTCGAGCTACTCAAAAAATTAACCCTGAAGTAGCCCTGCATTTACTTAAAGCACGAGGATTAGCAGATCGTTGCATCAAAACTATTGAAGTTGTAGATGAAGACGAAATTATGGCGTGTCTATATGAAGACTTATTATCTGAAAAAGACATGGATGATATGCTTACTCGCACTGTAACCTGGGCCTTTGTGCCAAGTAAGAAGTAATCATGAAAGAAATTAGAATTGGCGACGTATGGGTACAGTACGGGTTTTACAAGAAAAGCATTGGGCTTGGAATATTTATTTCTAGCATTCAGTGTTCTTTAGATTTACTATTTTTCTTTGTACAAATAGAACTACCAATGTCAAAGCGTCGTTTAAGGAAAAATATTTAAAAATGGCTGACGATATTATTGATTCTATGTTTAATGGGTTAGGGGATTATTACCCCGGATCAAAGCGTAAACGTAAATCAGTCGATCCTGCTAAAAAGAAAGTTGAACCTAAAGACTCTTGGGAAAGCAAACCTCAGGTAAAGACGCTTCCAAATGGGAAGACCATCGAGCTTTATAGCGCGGGGTCTCTCTGTGAGGCATTAAAGAGGCCGCTAGTAACCATACGTCTATGGGAACGCAAAGGCTACATTCCTCGGGCTCCATACAGGCTTAGATCTATCGTCGTAGACGGTAAGAAAAAACCTGGGTGGCGAATGTATAGTCGTGCTATTATTGAGTCCACAATACAAAGCTTTCAATCCCGGGGCCTTATAGACTCTAAGCGGATTGATTGGAATCGACATCCAGATCTTTCAATAGAACTATTGGAAAACTGGACTAAGATTCATGAAAACGAAACCAACTAACCTATGGCAACTGGCTATGGCAATATGAAAGGAAACACCGTGTCACAAGCACCTAATGTCTCTTCTTATCTAGGAACAGACCCTGTATCACCCGTAATCTCTGAAGTTGAAGAGGATCTATTTATTGAAGACAGCGAATCTGATTTTCCAGATCGTTCGTCTGTAATTCAAACAGGATGGGCCGCAGCAAAGCGAGCCGTTTCTGAAGCAAGCAAATCATTTACAACCGATTTTAGGTTTGATGAAGATGTGCAATTAGTAAAGTTTCTTTCAGCAGAACCAATGAGCTTTTTACAGCACTGGGTAAACCGCCCAGGTAAGAAGTCTTTTGTTGGTTGGGATAACGATCCACTATCTCGTGTTGGAAATAAGCCTGAGCGCAAATTTGCATTCAGCGTAGTTAACCTTTCTGATGAGGTCCCACAGATTCAACTTATGACAGTTGGAGTACGTTTGTGTGGGCAGCTTGAAAAGTTAAATGCAGACAAAAAAGTTGGTCCTATTGATCGCGCTGATATTTATTGGGCGGTTAGCAAGTCCGGCATTGGAACAAAAACTTCATATTCAATAATGCCAGTCAAGGAACGCGATTTGGCAGAGGACTGGGATCTAGATCCAGTTCAACTTTCTAGTGTAATCTCTAAGATGAAGCCTCTTGGTCCGGACGCACTTCGCGTTTCAACCAACGCTGAACTTGAGGAAATTGCGAGAGAACTTCTGGCTGGCCAGTAACTCTCGATTCTATGGTTGGGGAGTTCCGCTGTTTTCGCCTCCTTCTTGGCGGAACTTCCCAGCCTCTACACTAAGGAGGTAGATATGAATATAATAACTACGAAGGATAAATTACAAGAACTTGTTGATCACTATAGTGACAAGCCTGCGTTTGCTTTTGACGTAGAAACTATGGGGGATCATCGAGGAGATCCACGACAGAACCGCGTTGTGTGGATAGCTTTAGCAACAGATGACCGGGTAGATGTCGTACCTATGGGTCACCCAAATGGCAATTTTTTACGCACTGATTTTCCTTTACTACCTTCTGCTGTTCTTAGAAAAGAAAACGGCATGGAAATTCGTCCTCAAGATTATAGTAAGGATGAAAAGAAGGCTACAAAAGTTTTTACAGCCCCACCTGAGCAGTTGACTCCAGCCGAGGTATTCTCGGCTCTTAAGCCTTTACTTAACAGTTCTAAGGTAAAGGTTGGGCATAACTTAAAGTTTGACTTACAAAGCGTAACTAAGTACAACAAATCCTTACCAGCTGGACCATATTTCTGCACTCTCAATGCGGCCTTTATTTTAGACAATCGAAATAGAATCTCTCTAGGCCTTGATGATTGCTTAAAGCGTGAGTTTGGGTACGAGATGGTTAAAGGTGTAGGAAAAGAAATTGAGGCCTACTCCTTTGATGAGGTCGCTACTTACGCCGCACTGGATGCCGAGTGGACTTGGAAACTGTATAAGTCCTATGAGGAAAAGCTTGCGTTAGATGGCTTAGGGCCAATATTTAACCTTGAAATGGACGTGTTAAATGTTATTTGCAATATGGAGCTACGTGGTGCGGATATAGATGTTGATCAGCTGGCGCAATTAAAAGATGATCTAGAAGGTCAAATTGAAGACACTCGAGGAAAGATCTTTGCTTTAGCTAAACGCCCATTTAATTTAAACTCTGTACCAGAAAAACAAGAAATATTATTTACTCCTAGAAAAGATGGGGGCAGAGGACTTAAGCCAAAGCTTATGACCCCAGCAGGAGAAAAGCGTGCCTCTGACCCTAACTACGTATCAAGTTTTAGAGATTACTCTGTTTCTGAGCCTGCTCTAGACGCGTTTCGTGGTCGAGACTCCCTCGTAGATCAATTACTTATTTACTCTGACTTAAATAAGCTTATGACCACATACGTAATCCCGTACCTAGGTGGGGATATCACTCGTACTCTGGCGGGCAAGTCAAAAACGGTTGTTAAAGAGAGCATTATGTATCGCGATCGAATTCATACCGACTTTGTTCAGTACGGCGCAGAGACGGGGCGTTTTTCTAGTAGAAACCCAAATCTACAGAATGTTCCCGCACCTCACACTAAAAACGGTAAAGCCATTAGAAATCTCTTTATTGCACCGAAAGGCCACAAGCTTATAGTTGCAGACTACTCTCAGATTGAACCTAGAATTATTGCTAGTTTTAGTGGTGACCGGGTTATGGTGGATGCGTATAAAAACGGAGAGGATATTTACACAACTATTGGAAATACTATGGGTGTTGATAGAAAAGCCGGAAAAGTTCTGGTTCTGTCTCTTGCTTATGGTGTAGGTCCAGATAAGATTGCTAAAGAAATTGGCTGTACCCTAAACGAAGCAAAGAATCTCCTTGATATGTTTATTAAGAAGTTTCCTGCAGTTGCTAGGTATAAGAGGCACGTGGTATCAGAGTCGCGTCGTCAAACTCCTATACCTTATGTAAGCACGCTATTGAAGCGCAGACGTTATCTTCCCGAGCTTAGAGCTAAAGATCAGTGGGCTAGGGCTAGAGCTGAACGCCAAGCTTTTAATACTATGATCCAGGGATCTGCAGCAGATTTAATAAAAGTTGCTATGGTTAGAGCCCAGGCTTTGATCCCAAAAGAGTCAAGCTTAATCCTAACTGTTCATGACGAGTTAGTTGTAGTTAGCCCCGATCACTTGGCGGAAGTAACTATGGCCGCTGTAATTGAGGCTATGGAGGGCATAAATGTGCTGTCCGTACCTTTGATTGCAGATGTTACACTTGTCTCCAGATGGGGAGAGGCAAAATAATGGGGTTGTTTAAAAAGAAGAAAAAAGTAACAAAGGTTCTTAATATATCTATGCCTACTTTAATTCGTGAAGCAATTTTTGACTCCATATTTGATGACGTTGCCGCACTAGGACGTTCTATGGGATTGCCGCCAATATCGGATGAAGTAGCCGATATGGAAGAGCAAGCAAGCCAAAAACGTTTAGAGCGATTCTCAAACCTATTGCCTTTAATAGAGGCGCACTCTGATATTGCTGCTCGAATTGCCGCAGCAGCGTATGAGTTAGAAATGCTAGGCGAGCACCCTGAGAGTAAACCATTAATTGAAGAAGACTTAATTCACATTATAGAGTTGTTTAAGATTGTTTCTTTATCCTCCTCTATATCCGTAATATCTACCCTTATTAATTTAGATCTACTAGAAACAGGAGTAAAAGATGAGTAATGCTGATTGGTACGCAAGAAAGTTGGGTTCACAAAAACCCCCTTCTCCTGCACCTCAAACTTCTCCTAACCCTATGCTTCCCTACCGTCAAGCACAGCAGACCCCTAACGTCCCAGTTGCTTATGATCAAAAAACTGATCAAGTAGTAGTTAAAGCTCAGAGCGCACAAAATCCGGAAAACTGTCCGGGTTGTTACTCTGGTAATTACTTTGCCCCATTAGGCACTCAAAGAAAACGCTGCTATGATTGCGGTTACCCAATAGTTCAAGCTGGAACTGGAGTAGGCGGTACCGGTAACGGTGGCGCACCTATTGCAGCAAAGCAAGTAGGGCAATCTGGCGGATTTAATCCAACAACAATCGTAGGAAGGTTAGAGTAATGGCCTCAACAATAAACTCTGAAGCACTAAAAGTAATGGCTCAAATTAACAAGAAGAGCGGAGCAAATACCGTTGTTTTTGCAAGCCAAATAAATATTGCTAAACGTATCACTACGGGATCTCTTACCTTTGACACTGTTTTAGGTGGGGGTTGGCCTATGAATCATTGGGTTGAAATTGTTGGGGAGGCATCTCACGGCAAGACCGCCATAGCACTTAAAACAATTGGTGCCAATCAAAAACTTAACCCTGACTTTACAGTTGTGTGGATTGCTGCCGAACAGTTTGATCCGGGCTACGCAAAAATGTGTGGCGTAGATGTAGATAGAGTATTACTTGTTGAAACTAATAGTATGGAGGAAGCTTTTGAATCGGTTATTCAATTTATGGAAAGTAAGTCTGTGGACATGGTCGTTATCGATTCTCTTCCTGCCCTTGTCCCTGGCGCAGAAGATGAAAAGAACATGGATGAATTTACTGTGGGTCGTGGCGCACTTATTACCAATAAGTTCTTTAGAAAAGTGGCGTCAGCTACCAAGCGAGACCTCGTTGAAGACGAAAGACCAGTACTCGGAGTAATGATTAACCAGTACCGGATGAAGATTGGGGTTATGCACGGGGATCCTCGAACTACCCCAGGCGGCCTAGGTAAAGACTACGCCTACAGCGTCCGGTGCGAGGTTAAGCGAGATGACTGGCTAGAGACAGGTACTGGAGAAAGCAAGCGCCGTGTAGGACAGACTATACGAGTCAGAACCATTAAAAATAAGACTTATCCCCCACAACAAACGGCCTATATGGACTTTTACTTTGCCGATGGTGGGGCTATTGACGCCGGAGACTATGACTTTGGCAAGGAGATCGTGGCTATGTCTATCCTGAATGGGGTAGTTGAAAGACGCGGCGGATGGCTGTATTATAAGGATCGTAAATGGCAAGGAGCGGTAAACCTAATTAACTCAATCCGTGAAGAGGTTGACTTAAAGGAAGAGCTATCCCACGCCGTAATAGATACCTTGAAACATGGAGCACCACTTCAAGTAGAAATACTTGACGATGAAGAGTGAAGGCCAGAAACAATCTCTTAAGCATGAAAAGCGTTTAGAAAAAATTCTTGGTGGACAAAGAAGTGCCGGTTCCGGCGCGTTTTGGTCTCGCAAAGGAGACGTCCGAACCGATGATCTTTTAATAGAGCATAAGTGGACAGGTAAAAAAACAGTAACAATTAAGTCAGAAGTTTTAAAGAAAATAACAAAAGAAGCAATTTTAGACAGCCGTACTCCGGTATTAGGCATTCATCTCGACGGTGAAAATTACGTTCTTCTGGGAGAGGAGGATTTTTTTGAGCTACGTAATTATGTTAGAGGTGAATAGTTGTCAGAAAACAACCCGTCTTGGGCTTGGAGATATGAAGCAAAGTGTCGAGGAGAAGACACTGAGATCTTTTTTCCCCCAAGGGATAAGAAGTTATACAAACCCATAGCTGATTCAGCTAAAGCAATTTGTTACGGTAGAGATGGCAGACCCCCCTGCCCTGTAAGAAAACAGTGCCTCAAAGAGGCTATTAAGAACGATGAGCTTCATGGTATCTTTGGCGGAATGAGTCACAGAGAACGAAATGCGCTTAAGCGTAAGTACACTAAAATGGGATATACCTTGGAAAAATGGCTAGAGGAGAAGGAAAAATAAAATGGAAAATAGCGTCGTTTCTAGTATAAAACTAAAGAACTATCTTGATACCAAAAAAAGAGATACTAGATTGATGGGCGCTATTGAGCGGCACATTCTATCAAGAGATTTTGATAATAGAGATCAAACTGTGCTGCATCCTTCTGATATCATTAAGCCAGAGTGGTGTGCTCTCGCTTCCTATCACGCATTGAACGGTAATTATGTAGAAACACGGGAGCGCCCCACCCTACGTCTTCAATCTATATTTGACGCAGGACACGGAGCCCACGCTAAGTGGCAAGGCTATCTTCGAGACATGGGCGTGCTTTATGGCGCTTGGGAAGATAGCACCGGAAGATCTTGGGCACTTTCTTCAGAAGTACATAAGAGCGTTGAATATAAAGAAGTCCCCTTAGTTAGTAAAAGACATAGAATTTCCGGCCACTCAGATGGTTGGGTTAAGACAATGGGCGAAGATTTCTTAATTGAAATCAAAACTATAGGCTCAGGAACAATACGTATGGAAGCTCCGGGTTTATTTAATGGGGCACAAGATGTGGAGTCAGCTTGGCGTAATATCCGCCAACCATTTCCTAGCCACATACTTCAGGGCCAGGTTTACTTGCACCTTGCACACGTTATGGTTGAAGACGGTTTGCTAGAGTCCGCCCCATCTGAGATTGTCTACATCTATGAGTTAAAGGCAAATCAAGATTATAAGGAATTCTCTGTGTCATATAACCCAGAACACTCAGCTAGGTTCTTTGAGTCTGCGCTAGATGTTGTTTGGGCTTTAGAGAATAACCGCCCGCCACAGTGCAATATAGATTCTGTGATAGGCTGCGCTCGCTGTAAACCATTTAGGAGCGAACAATGAGTATAAGCAATAATGTTTTAAAGTCTTTAGGTGAGTTGGGTTTTACGCTTTCTCCTAAGCCAGTATATGAAATTCCTTCTCTACCATTAGACATTACAGAACTAGACGACGAAGCTCTTATGGAGCTATTTGTTCAGTTTACTCAATGGAACGATCATCTTTCTGGAGCAAGAGCTATTGCAATCATTAATGAGCGCGAGGCAGAGCGAGGCCTAGATTCTATAGAAGCCCAATGTATGTTAGACAATTGGCAAGGCGGCAAAGGCGATCGAGTAGCGGTAGTTAAAGCGGCTATTACAACAAACCCAATTGTTGAGAAAGCTAAACACGAATTAGACGTTCAATACGCTTTCCGTAAACTATTAGAAATGCGTGCAGAAAACGTAGAGCGCGACTCTCAGTTAGTGTCTAGAGAGTTAACTCGCCGTACATCTGACGGCGGCAGTTTCCGCAGTAGATCACGCAAATTCACCACATGAAATTAGGTTCTGGTGGGCATAGAGGAAAATTAAAGACCATTGACGGTGGCTTAGATTTAAGAGACGAGTCTAAAAAATACCTTGGGATTGACCAGTCTTATAGTGGATTCGCTATAACCGTATTAAATGACGCCGGAGAGTACAAGACCTTTGTTTACAAATCAGTGGGTTTGGGCGTAGAAAGATTAATTGACATTTATTATTTTATGGCAGGTGAGGTTTTTGAACCTACAATTAACATAGTAGATGCCGCAATGGAGGGCTATGCCTATAACAGCACTATGGCCCATATGGCGGGGGAATTAGGTGGTTTAGTAAAGATAGAGCTACGCCACTGGTGTTACGCCTCAGAAGCTAAACACCCCTTAATCGTAGCTCCAGCTATGCTTAAGAAGTACATAACGGGAAAAGGCACCGGAGTTCAAAAAAATCAAATTTTGCTACACGTTTACAAGAAATGGGGTCTAGAGTTTAACGACGATAATGCCGCCGATTCTTATGGGTTGGCCAGAATAGCCTCTGGAAAGGCTGATGTGGCCTATGAGAAAGAGATAATTAAAAAGCTTTTAGACCCTAAATTTAGAGAAAAACCTTGATACTTATTCCTGAGGGCACCACAAATCGAACCCAAAGGAATACTACCCGTGTCAGAAGAAGAAAGTTTTTTACGTGTTGGGGCTGGATCTAACGCCCAATCCGTAGGGTCGGCAATTGCCCACGCCCTATATGAATCTCCTCAAGTTAAGCTTAGAGCTGTAGGCGCTTCAGCTGTAAATCAAGCTGTAAAAGCTATTGCTATTGCCCGAGGCTACGTTGCGCCTCGAGGATTAGATCTAACATGCCGACCTGGATTCACCACAGTTGACTCAAGAGATGGTCAGATTAGCGCCATTGTTTTCACAATTAGCGTAAACTAAGTCTTGAGATCTCAACTCTAATTTAAGGAAGTAAAAATGGCCAAAGAACGTAAGACGATAGGTAAAGAAGGTGCGAAGTTTACTTCTCCTTCCGCATCACCTAAAGCAGGAACTCTTATGAAGAAAAAGGGTGCACAAGCTGCGGACCCTTATGCACAACCTATGGGTAAGCGCGGAACAATAGCTCCAGATCACGATGGCGCAGCTCATAGAATCACAGTTAAGTACATGCCACAGACCTCTCCAGAGGCTGCTAGCACTCAGGCTAACGGACGAGTTATGAGTCCAGCCATCAAGCGCAGCACCGACAGCTTTGGTCAGGGAATGAGCACGTCCTACTAATTTAGTGTATGCTCTCTACTAGGTCTTAACGGGCTTAGTAGAGAGTTACTAAAGAATGGGGCAGACAATGTTAGAAGATCTTTATGCAGTTGCAAAAGATGAAAGAAAAAACGCTTTATATTGCGTAGTCGGACAGTGGGCCGCTTCTTTGCCACACAATGATCACGAAGCATTTGAAAAATCAATTAATGATGTAGACTTCTCAACTAGAAGTCTTTATAAGTTGTACAGCAAAGCTGGAGCGCAATTTGGACTAACCTCATTGCTTACACACCGAAACGGAGATTGCGGATGTCCTTAAGCGACGAGTATAGCGACGCCATAATTAAGGCGGGCCAAGAAGGCTCAGATAAATTAAATAAACATATTCCTGAAACTTGGCGTCCACGTTCTGAAATAGGAACTGATGGTGGCTTTGTTGTTTCTACTCCACGACCAGATGGAAACACTCCCGGAGCAGAAGAAATTTTAAGAGAAGCTAATTTAGATCCTGCAGAGTGGGCCGTTATTTCTCACCGCAGATCTCGTTGGCAAAAGTATGACGGTGAATGGTTAGAATCATTTAGAATCAATGTTGTTCCGGTAAACGGATCTACAGAAAAAGATTATGATCTTGTTGAGTTGTTAGATAATATAAATAAATGGAAGCCAGGAAAAGTAACTGACGCTAGCGGAGATTTAACTGCAGTGTACAGTATTGGAGATACTCAATACGGTAAAGACGATACACCGGCAATTATTAATCGAGTTCTTATGTCTTTAGATGAAGCTGTTGAACATCAAAAGTATCTGTCAAAGAAATACAAGATTGGTCAAATTGCGTTGCCACAACTAGGCGATTGCATTGAGGGCATGACAAGCCAAAAGGGCAAAGTCATGGGGCGCCACGACATTGGAGTGTCAGAGCAGGTTCGTGTAGGTAGACGAATGCTTCTTGCACAAGTTAAAGCTTTTGCACCATTAGCAAATAAAATTATTGTCCCAGTAGTTCCCGGTAACCACGATGAAGTTCAACGTTTCTTAGTTGGACGCCCAGAAGATTCTTGGCAAATTGAGGTTGTTTCTCAAGTAGAAGACATTTGTAAAGAGAATGATTTCTTACGGGATCGCGTAGAGTTCCGATACCCTGCTGCAGATGACAGCACACTAACTGTTAATTTAAGTGGGGTTATGTACGGCATGGCTCACGGACATCAAGCTAGAGACATGGTTAAATGGTGGGCTGGACAAGCTATGGGGCGTTGCTCAGTAGCGCAGGCAGACATACTTAACGTTGGTCACTATCACCATTATCGTTCACAGAACGTTGGGCCAAGACTGTTCATACAAAATCCTGCAATGGATAATGGGTCTGCGTGGTTTAGGGATAAGTCCGGGCTTGAAAGCGCTCCAGGAATTATTTCTTTAGTAGTTGGAGAAGGATTAGATCCTCGAAGAGAGTTAGTTGTACTCGGCGGTAAAAACGACCGTTAACGCTCAGCCCACCACATTCCAAGGACAGTAATAACGATTAACGTTACTAAAACCGTTCCTTGAAACGTGAAGTGGGTCAAGTAATACATTACTTACCGCAGGTAGGGCACTTATCTGCTTTTGCGGTTGCAGGCTTAGAAGCTGCGGTTTTCCCAAACTTAGGGCGACCAAAACCAACAATAGAAATCATAACGCCAGCTTTGTTCTTTTTGAACGCACGAAGTTGCTTGCAAACTTCTCCGCCGTTTCGTTGACTTCCAGATTTCTTTGAAGATGTGTTGCCCTCTATACACCAGACTGTTCCGTCTTCGTTGTCTTTAATAACAATTCCTACGTGAGAAATTCTATCGACACCATCTGATGGGAAATCAAAATAGGCAATATCACCTGGTTCAGGATCTGCGATGTCCCCATCAATCCAAGCGCCAGCCTTCTTAAATGCGGCTGCACCACCTGGTGTGTAAACGGTATTAGGAACCTTTACACCAGCCTCGTTAGCGCACCAGTTTACGAAAGAACCACACCACGGCTGAAAGTTAGCCTTTGTGTAAGCGCCGTACTTGGTTTCGTTATCTTTAGGGCCTTCAATTACTCCAATTTCAGCTTTAGCGACCTCAATAAGACGGGCTGCTGTTCCTTGATCTGCCATTAGTCTTTGTCCCAATCTGTATCAACTGGTTGTTCTTCTGGCATTTGACCATTAGGCTTTGCAGCTAAACGTGCGGCTGTAGCGTCAATCTCTGCTTCAAGTTTCTTGTCTGCCTGTGTATTCTTGGCATCTACTTCTTTATTTTGAATCTGAGCGGCCATAATGTCTTTAGCTCCAGAATTGCCAATTAAAATGCCGGCAAGAGTTCCTGTAATAAAAGTAGCTATGCTACCGAGCACATTAAAAAACATTTTGTCATTCTCTGACTGAGCTCCAATAGGTTGAGTTACGAATAAAAGTCCGTACAAAATACCTATAGAGGTAAAAAATAGGATAAGACCTAGGATGGTTCCTAGCATAAACTTTAATCTAGAATCTAAATCGGCTGGTGTTAGTCGTTCTCTACTCATTTGGTGTTCCTGTTTCTAGGGGGGCTGTTTTGACCAAGTCTACTGGACAAATTTGAGCTGCAGTACATATAGGAGGCTTACATTCGGCTATTTCCCAGTTTTTTGGGTCTTGGCAGGGGTATCTATAGAATCCGCTATATCCACAGCTAGTTAAAGACAGGGCTAATACTGAGGTTAACAGCAGTATTTTAAATGTTTTCATTCTTCATCCTTTGGGTTTCTTAAGGGGTACGTAACAGCCCAGGCAAATAAAGTACCGATAATTGCGTATCCAACTACGGTCTTTGCAGATCCATCTAGAACAACCCAGGCAATAAACATACCTAAAAGTGTCCATAGCTGATCAACCATGTCTCTGATTATTTTCAAGGTTTACGTCTCCTAACGCCTTTACTGTCTCCTGATGGACCTCCGCCACCAGAACTTCCGCCCCCTCCGCCACTTGAACCACCAGTACTTGTACCGGCAGCTCCTGCAGCAGCTCCTACTGCATTCATGGCAGCACCAGCTGCAATAACAGCAGCAACTACCATTTCTTGTGCTTCTTCACGTTCTTCATCCGACATATCAGCGCCGATACTTCCTAGCGCTTGGAGGGCTTCTCCTGGATCACTGAATATTGCACCGATTAATTCCGCGGGGTTCTCTAATAGCACAAGGGCCGCAGCAACGTCTGCCGTAATTATAACTTCATTTCCATTTTCATCTGTTCTAACCTCAACAGGGGTCTCCGGTGGAAGGTCCTTATACTCAATGCCCGCTTCAGCAATAGCTTCAGCAGTAAGCGCTTCCCCAGGCTCTACGGATTCTAAGAGGGCGTCTACAATTATTTCTTTTTCAGCTTCAGTAACAACTCCGTCTTCTAGGGCATCCTCTACCGCGGCATCTACTTCCTCTTCAGGTGTGGTAGGCTCTGGGAATGATTCTTCTAACGGATTTTCTGGCTCTATTTCTGGTGACTCTGGTTGTGGTTCTTCTTCCACGGGTGGTTCGACTTCCTCAACAGGCGCCTCTGGCTCTACGGGTGGCGCTTCGGGCTCTACCGGTAGTGGTGGCTCTTCTATGGGTTCTAATGGCGTTTCTGTATCGGGGTCAGTAGGTGAAACTTCAGGAGTTGGTTCGGGTTCTACAGGAGTCTCAGGAACGGGTTCTGGAGTTGGCTCAGGAACAGGTTCGGGTTCTGGGGTTGGCTGTGGCGTTGGTTCAGGCTCAGGAGTCGGAGTTGGTTCAGGTTGAGGAACGGGTTGAGGTTCTGGAGCCGGGGTGGGATCTGGGACCACTGGTTGAACTATAGGTGTTGGAACTTGCAAAGCAGCGACCGCTACTGCTACGC